AATCTCAGGCATCACAAATGTATGAAGACAATCAACAGATGGCAACAGTTATTTCTGGCGGTGAAAGGAGTAATCCATTTGAATTCCTTGATTTCCAAGGTTAAATAGAAGTAAGAGGTAATAAAAAATGACAGCATCAAAGGCAGCAGAAGCAGGTTACGTAAAAGAATTTACCGTGGCGTCTAATGATAATAAAGGTAATATTAGTATGGTAGGTGGTCTTGTAAACTTTCAGTACTTTGAAAGTATTATGGATAACACAGTCAAAGTAAGTGCTGTATTTAATGATAGTGGTGATTCTATAAACGGTAAGACTGCTAGGTCCGGGTTACCAATTGTCACTGAAGAGAAGGTTACTATTAAGATTGAGGACAATAATAAAAATATCCTTGAGTTTAGTGACAAGAAAAATAATCCTTTATTCATCAAAAATTGCACACCTTTATCAGAGGACACAAGAAAAGAAATTTTAAATTTATATTGCGTGTCTGGTGAAGCAATTAAAAATTCTAGAGTTGTGCTACGTTCTAGGTTTGATGGAAAAATCTCTGATACTATTAGAAAGATTGTAACAGAGGGAAATTTTAAAGGTCTTGGTTCAAAGAAAAAACTTGACATTGAAACCACAAAGAATACCTGCAACAAAATACCTAACAACAAACATCCGTTCTATTGGTTGGACAAGTTTTCAGTGCAGGCAGTATCAGAGACCAATCAAACCGAGGGAAAGAGTGCGGGTTACTTTTTCTTTGAAACATCAGAGGGTTATTTCTTTAAATCAATCGATACTTTACTTGATCAAACCGCAAAGAAAACAATTATCTATAATGAAAGTTCTGATAGGAGAGGTCAGGATATACCCGAGGGGTATGATGTGAAAGCATTATCAATGGAGTCTGATAATAGAATTGATGCTATTGAAAAAAATAAGATGGGGACTTTTAGTAATAGGATTGTTACTTTTGACCCATTCACTACCTATTATGAAGTGAATAAAATAAAGGCAACAGAAAATGAATCTGCAATTAAAAAAGCAGGTAAGAAATTACCAAAAATGAATGATGAGTTTAAAAATCCTGATATTAATGAAGAGTTTTCAAGAACAACTTATTACATTTTAGATACAGGAACTCTTCCAACAGGAGATTCAAAAGAACAAATTAAAAAGTCAGGGGAAGAAAACTTTGCGGTTGCAAATATCCATAATCAGTCTATGATGAGATATAACCAGTTGTTTTCAGCACAAATTACCATTACAATTCCTGGTGATTTCTCCCTGCACGCTGGCGATGCTATCTTTATTGACACTCCGGAAATCAAAGATAATAAAAATGACAAAGTTGACTCCCAACAAGGGGGACTATATATAATATCAGATCTATGTCATTACATTTCTCCACAAGATACTTTAACTAAAATGAATTTAGTTAGAGATACCTTTGGTAGAAAACCAAAAAAACGCTAATAACCAATGGAAAATATCGAAACTCATATCGCAAAGGACAAAGAAATCCTTGACAATCCAATGATTTCTCCTAATCAACGCCGCCACATTGAAGGAGAACTTCATGAATTAGAAGATTACGCAGAACATCACAAGGCAGATATTGCGGCAGGTGATCATCATGACCCATCACCATTAGAACTATATTGTGATGCTAACCCATCAGAACCCGAATGTTTGGTTTATGAGGATTAATGGAAGGCGGATCTTTATTTAACCCAGGATTTTTAGGATCAAGTTTTCTCTGGTGGGTTGGTCAGATTGCTGACGATGCCACTTGGAGAGATAATATTCTGCCGGGAAAACATAAGGATACGCAAAAACCTGATGGTTGGGGTAGAAGATATAAAGTAAGAATCATTGGTCTTCATGACCAAGGTGAAGAATCTATTGATTCTGATCAACTGCCATGGGCACAGATAATGTATCCGGTTACGGGTGGTGGTGGTCAAACCTCTGCTACTCACACCTCAAACCTTAGGCAAGGTATGATGGTGTTTGGATTCTTCCTTGATGGACAGGATCAACAAATTCCTGTCATCATGGGAGTGCTTGGACATAATGTCCAGGTTCCATTATCTGCAAAGATTGGTGATAATAGAGTCAGCAATAACACACCTGGACCTTTAGCTACTAGTGGTGTTGCTGAGGGTAGAAATCCACCACCCAACGTCCCTGCAGAGGGTGGTCCAAATCCAGTTGTTCCTGATGATGACCTAAGAGTCACAAAACCAAAATCTGTTGAGAAGCAGAAAGAGGATGTTGCTGCTGATAAGATAAAAGAGGCAGCACAAAAAGATGGAGGACTATCTGCTAATAATAATTATGGATTAGATCCAAGCAAACCTCTATCTGATGAGCAGTTTGCTGATATGCGAAGTGCCATTGCTGAAGCAGAGGCACTTGGATATGAGAAGGGTAGTCCTGAATATGAGGACCTGAAAAAGAAAAGGGTTGCTCAGGGTATTCGCAATCGAAATAAAAAAGATAATTCTCCAATTGCTCCAGTTGAATCAGGACCCACACTTGAGGGTGTTGATGATGTAACAGTCATTTCAGCAGGTGATACTAAAAGACATAGCATGTATCAGGAGAAGGGTGTCATACTCAGCAATTGTAGTTTTACAACGTCAAACTCAAAAGCAATTCAAACTGCCCTTGATAATCTTGTAAAAAAAGTAGAAGGATATATCAACACATTTCAAAGTTACATTGATAGAGTATCAAATGTAATCGATGATATTCGTAAGGTTTTAAACGATATAGCATGTGAAGTTGCGAGATATATGAAACCTTTGATGGACAAAGTGATGGAATTTGTCCTTAAAAAATTAAATCAAGCATTGACTAATGTTGTTGCAGCAATGCCATCTAGTATGAGATATCAGTTTGCTGATATGAAAAAAATTCTTAATGAACTAATCCTATGTCTTTACAATAAAATTACAGGAAAACTATGTGATTTATTAAAGGGTATTCTTGATAAAGCATTAGGATTAGGAGATTTAGAAAACAAAGCAAAACGTGCAGCAGAGAGTGCTAATGGAGATGATGCACTTTATAGAAGGTTAGCACCTAAGGTTCCTGCTTGTTATGCTGAAAATATTACGGCACAAGTCTTTAAATCAGCTCAACCAGAGATTGAAGAGGCAAATAATTCCATCATTGAAAATATGGATAATTTTCTTGATGATATGCAAAAACAACTTGCTAATGTCAGTGGCGTATTAGACGGTGTAATGAATAAAATACCAGATATTTCTGGAAGTTTAACTGCAGCATTTGGATTTGAAAATATTAAACTAAATATTTTTGGTTGTGAACTTGAACCAAATTGTCCTGTAGATGATTACTACACACTACAGGGTGGTGGTGCAGGTCAACCTGATGCTAAAACTCCAAGCGCAGCAGCAGTTGAGAAAGCAGTTGCAGATCCTAGCACTGAGACTCCTGCAGGTCAAGAAGATGTTGGTTATATTCAACCCACCAGTGGTCAGCAAGATCGTGCTCCAAGTGGATCGGATCCAACGGGGATAGACGCGGCACTTGAAGCATCTCAAAATAATGAACCAGTTGCCGAAGGTGACTTAGAACTTATATAATAAATACTCAATATGAAGACAAAGTATAATCAATAATGTCATTCAACCTCTTTGGTCCTGCTACTATCTGCGACATCAAAGTCGGGTATATCTCGACGAATAGAGGATACGTTGATGGTGTAAGCAGATATGATGCGAATAAGTATGCTCAGTTAAATCCTGGGACTCAGTTTATTTTTAAGAATAGAGATTTAATTAGATATCTTAATATTAATGAGGTAAACAATCTCACTACCGATGACCTTCTACCAAAGACTATACCTACAAGTGGATGTGAGGATAGTAGTAAAAATACTTTTGGATTAGATATTTACAATCCAGATGGATCATTAAAACCAGATGCCACTGGAACTCCTGGAGTGCCTAGAGTTTACATTAATGGTGGTGGTGGAGTTGGTGCGGTTGCTAATCCAGTCATTGGAAATGATGGTTCACTTCTTGCAGTGGATTTGATAGATGGTGGATATGGATATAGATTTGCACCTCAAGTAGATATTGTTGACCTAGATGGTGTAGGTGCTGGCGCTGTTGCTATTGCAAGCCTCTGTCCTCCTAGTAAGGTAGGAACATTACAAACATTTGAAAGCGAAGATGATTTTGAAGAATATGATTTTTCAAGTTGTGCTCCTGAAATTGTAAGTTTTGGTAGAAGAATTGGTGCTGATGGTGAGGATATAGGAGAGTGGGATCCGACTCTCTATGCATCTTTAAAGGTTGACCCAATTAGAAGAGAGATTATTGCTTACCAGCAATTTTTAAATTCTTTAAGAAATGGTTGGTGGAATACAAGAAAAGCAAGACCAATAGAAATAATTGGTGACGATAAGAAAGGCACGTCTAAATTTGATGTTCAGCACTGGGCATGGGGTGGTTCAAGAGATGTAAAGAAAATCCCTAACAAAAAAGAAAATTTTAAAGAAGTAGAGTTCAAGGTTTTCACACAAGGTGGTTTTGACAGAGGATTAATGTTTACCTTTGTTGAAAAAAATGGTGATCATAGATTTAAAATTAAAGCAGATAGTTTTAAACAAGATAAAGTTAGTAAAGTAAAAATAAAAGTAAAAGCAAACTCAGTTTATACTGTTAATGCGTCAGGAGAATTTAGAGGTGAAGGTGTAGAACAAGGATTACTTAAAAATTTTGGTGCTGATGCAAAAGAACTTGATAAAAAATTTACTGATGGAACTAAAATTTTCGCAGACTTTACGGCATCTACCAATGATAATGATGACTTACAGATTGAGGCAACTGTAGGTAAGTTTAAAACAGATAACAGAAGAAAACTTAACGGTCATAGCACTTATGACCTAACTTATCAAGTTGAAGACTCTAGTCAATTTAGAGCAGAGAGAAAAGTTGTTAAAAAAATCGATGATAGTTTTATGAATTCATATGCTATCTCTCCTGTGCCACCTTCAAATGTGCCTGGTAGTGATTTTGCAGGAATTCAATATTCATTTGTTTACCAAGAAGATTTTCCTTACGATGGTGAGTATATCTTCAAAGCAATGGCAGATAATGTTGGTGAAGTTTATCTCGACAATCAATCAATTTTCCAATTTAGAAAATTCAAAGGTGGACCTGATGTATTCAAGAAATATGTTAAAGCAGGTGTTCATAAAATAAGATGTGATGTATTTAATATACCTCAATTTGCAAAAATAGAGAAGACACCGCCTGCAGCAACAGGAAATCAAGAATTGTTGATTGATTATAGAGGTCTAAGTCCAGTAAATAAAAAAATAGATGTCAGTAAAGATGGTCTATTAATAAAGTTGTATGATGAAGATGGAGACGATGCTAATGCTCATCTTGAAATTCTTAGTTCTAATGTTGATGCAAGATTTTCTCGTAATGGGAAAAGAATAATTTATGATACTAGTAAAGATGGAACGATTAAAGTAAGATTTAGATGGGATGATGACCCTGATAAATTGGGTCTTGCTGTAGAAAAAATTAGAATAGGTGATAAACTTCTTGGATCAAATAGAGATATCAAAAAGGATAAACCCGGAAGAGATACTGATACAATTACGGTTAAATCAAATAAATCTCAAAATGATTCTAAGTCAAAACGATCTACGACATCAACGGGGGATAAACCCGAAGTTGTATTCAACACTCTTGATTACATTAATAAGGCAGATAGAAAATTATGGAGAATAAATCCAAATGCTGGTAGAGACTCTAATTTTATAAACAGATATGGTGTTCTACCTTTTGATCCTACTGCTGTAGAGAGAGAAGAAGTTAAGGTTGAAAGACCACAACCAAAACCAAAAGCATCAATTGTAAAAGATGGAGATGAATTATTTCT